ATGCCCGTATAAATATGGGGCCAAAAAAAGGGATAAGATGGATAATAGCAACAAAACCGCCAAAAGATCAAGAGGATCATACAGCAGACAGCACATGCTGCCCGATTGTTCTGAAAGCATGGAGCAAATCGCAAACAGGGTGAAAGAGGGCCTTGTTGAAAGCTCAACACTTGAATGCGAGACAACAAAAGGCTCACTTTCAACTGTTGCGGGTTTTTTGCAGGCTGAGCTGTATCGCTTGCACATCAAAGGCAAGCACGATGAGATCGTGAGTGATGATTCAAAGGCGATCAGTGCAATCACGCGCACTCTTCTTAAAACTTTTGAGGCATTGGGATCAACACGCCAGATCGATCCAGAGCTTGAAGGTCTTGATCTATGATCACAGTTGATCAGCGCATAGCTTTTGCAGAGAAGCACTACACTGACAGAGATGGCAGGCCTTTTGACATCTCAGATCGGCAGTGGGTGCGCGATCACCTGTTCTTGCCCGTGTTTGGCTTTAAGCTCTGGCCAAATTCAAAGAAGCTTTGCAAAGACTGCAGGCAAAGAGCTGGCACGCTCGTTGAATCCTACCATGCCGCACGTGAAACACAAACAGAACAACATGCACAAGAGCACAACTGCAAAGGCCTGCGCTGTGAGCCAAACATCATCACGGTGTGCTGCCTCAATAGGCAAGAGGGTAAGACATTCAACAGCTCAGCGCTTGTGCTTGGGCACCTGATGCTTGAACGTGCGCGTGTGATGTTTATTACCGCATCAGAATCACAAACTAAAACCATTGTTGCAGACAATTACCTTGCGCCGATAAACGCAAACCCGCTTTTGAGGCGAAGGGTCAAACAGATCGCAAATAAGCTCTATATCCCTCACAAAGTTGGATCAAGCTCTTTTGAGGCAGTGAGGTCAAGTCACAGCTCGATCACTGGTAGAAGTAACCAAACACTATTGGTGTTGGATGAATGCAGAGACATCAGATCGCGCACCGCATTAGCCCTGTTGCCCTCGATCTTTAGCAGTAGAGGCTGGCGAAGTGAGTGCGGCTTTGAGGTTGATGACATCAATAAGAAAGCTGATGATTGCCCACAGTGCGGTGATCTGCTTGAGCCTTGGTTTGGCCGCATCCTGATCACGTCATCTGCTGGCGTTGATGAAGGCGGCAGCCATGAAAAGGATTGGTTTCGTGAATTAGTGGAGCACCTTTCAAACAATCCAGATCCAAACGCAACACTTTATAGAAGAGATCAAAGGCTCAATCCTAACGAAAACACTCCAGCAACACAAAGCGTTGAGCGCATCTTTGGTGCTTTGGAATCCACACGGCACTATGCCTCAATTGAAGTGTCAAACACGTTTAGCCAGAGAGGTGATTCCTACCTTGCCATACACGAAGTCAATAGCTGCCTTGATCAAGCGCTCACAAACAAGCTGCAGTCTGATCGCCCATGCTTTGCTTTTCTTGACACGTCGATCAGCAATGATCTGAGCAGTTTGGTGATCGTTGCAGAAGATGAAAGCAGCTTGACACCTTGGGAGCATGTAAGGCTTGAGCATTTGAAAGTATGGGATCCTAAGGACTCAGGAGGCACGATCAACGATGAGGAGATCTTTGAGTACTTGTGCGACTATGTGCCGCGATTCCCTGCCCTGCTCAACCTTCTTGTTGATACCCGTGGCGGCATGGCTTGGGCTGTTCGCCTTGTCCACAAAGCAAAGCAAACGCAGCCTTGGGCACGTGTGATCAATCCGTACAATGGTGGCAGAGCTGACCATCTGGCAATGTGGAATGTGCTGGAACAAAGAGCAAGATCGGGATCGCTTCGATGGTTTAAGGGCACACCTCTTGAAAAAGAGCTTGCTGGCCTGAAGCGGATCACGCTTCCTGATGGCACTGGTGCAAGTCAAGTTGTGGACAGAGACAGGCGCAAGGTACACGCAGATGTGGCCAGTGGGTTGGCTGTGTGCCTGCTCATGATCCACAGAGCACAAACAGAAACACGCACAAGCCTGCTGCAGATATCGGAGCAAGCTGCAGCGGCAAACATAATGAACAAACTGCACAGATCTACAGGTGCAAAGTTTGACTTTGATGATTTTTAAGGGGGTTTAAAATGGCAAAGAGAAACGATGAGATCGGCACGTCAGCAATGTGCAGGCGTTTAGGGATCCACAGGAATACCGCATTGCTGTGGATGAAAAAGAGCATTGCAGGTGATCACTCGAAACTGTCAAAGGGATCGGTGCGCCGCGATCTGACGGGGCACTATTGGGTGAAAAAGTCAGAAGTGGATCGGCTTGAGAACATGGCGCAGGATTATGGCTAATCGTCACAATTGCACAACGTGATCAATTATATTCAAAATATCGCACAACGCACACAACTGCCACTGTTTAAAAAGTTCTGATTGTTGCAATGTGTAAAGATGGGCATTTTCAATCAGCTGCTTTCATCGCGCAAAGACAAGGCCAAAAGCCAAGAGCAACAGCTCTTGAGGCCGAACACTCAAGGCGGTTCTGCAGTCTCGATCTGGTCTGGTCAAATCATGGAGAGAGAGAGCAACACAGAGTGTTCACTTAGTCGCTGGACTGGCACGCCACACATTCAAGGCGTTGCATCAAAGATGTACCGCACAGACGCGCATGTCAGATCATCCCTATCAATGCTGGTCAACCCACTGCTGTCATGCACGTGGGATGTTGCACCAGCGTCAAATGATGAGGTTGATGTTGAGGTTGCTGATTTTGTGAAGTACTGCCTTATGCAATCAGAGATCAACTTTGAGGCCTATGTCAAGCGCTGCGTGCTCAGCTATGCAACAGACGGTGTTGCACTCTTTGAGTGGACTGATGACGTGCGCCCGATCCCTGCTGAGCGCTTCCCGAATCACCCAAGCAATGGCAAAGGGCTTGGCATATTGCCCACAGGGCTGCACTATCGCCCAGCCTACAGCGTTGATCGGTGGAACCAACGCGCAAGCGATCCGACATCCCTTAAAAGCGTCACCCAGCACATCACAGGATCAGACACGCAAAAGAGCAAGGACGTGACCATCTCAGGCAAGCGTTTGCTGCGCTGGACGTGGGAACCAGAAGCACCTGCCAACTTTGTCGGTCAGTCAATTCTGCGATCTGCCTATCCTGCGTGGAAGCTCAAGCGCATGCTTATGGTCTGCCTTGCGATAAGAAACGAACGACTTAGCAACCCGATCCCGTCTTTGACCATGCCCACAGACGTGACTGAGGCAGAGATCGAACAGGCCACAGACATTCTCAGAAACTTAAAGAGCAATGAGTCAAGCTTTCTGCTTTTGCCTAATTCTTTCGAGTTTGACTTTAAAGGCATCACTGCAGGTGATGGCACTGCATTGACTGAGGCGATCCGCTATTGTGATTTATCTATCTTCGTAAATGTCCTTGGCGCTTTCTCTTTGCTTGGTCAGGGTAGCCCCGGATCCTACGCATTGAGCGCAAGCCAGCAGCACGAGTTTGCTTTAAGCATTGAAACACACGCCAAAACAATTGCAGCCAGATGGAACCATAAGCAAGACGGATGGTGCCCTATAGAGCGAATCGTTAAAATGAATTACGGCGATCGGCAGCTGCCGCGCCTCACATATCGCGCAACCCCAATGAGAGATTACACCAAGATCCTGCCTGTGCTCTCTGGCTTGGCGCAGTGGAACTTGATCCAAGCAGATGATCGACTTGAATCACACATCAGAGCGATTTTGCATCTGCCAGAAAAAGAGGACGGTAGCGCACGGGTTGCGCCAGAGTCACCAGCTGAGGAGGAGAGCCATGAGCAAGAAATTGAATAAGGGATCCGATCTTGGAGTGCTATGCTTCGTTGACACGATCAAGCTTGACGACAAAGAAAACACCACAGCCACATCTGAGATCCAGATCTTTCCCGATGGTGAAGTGTATCACCCAAGCGGTGAGAGGTTTGTCTTTAATGACACCTTTAGGGATCAAGTGGTTCAGTCTTTTGAAAATTCAGGAATTGATTGTTTTATTGATTTTAATCACTCAGCAAATGCGTCTGATCAGTATGATCAAAATCGTGCAGCTGGCTGGATCGTTGCGCTTGAGAACAAAGGCACCGATGGTCTTTATGGTTTGGTTGAGTGGAATGAGATCGGCATCAAGGCAATTCAGTCAAAGGAATACAAGTATCTTTCACCAGAGTGGTCACTGACGCAGTTTGACAAGACAGGCCAGTCAAGTGACGGATGGATCGACGCTCCAAAACTTTGGAATGTGTCTTTAACAAACAAACCCTTTCTAGAGTCAATGATCAAGCAGGTTGAGCTTGCTGAAACAAAGAAAGAAACCCTCACCACTGAGGGAAACGAAAAGGAAAAGCTAAAGATGGATAATGAAAACAACACACCTGAGGTGACTGAGGAACTTGATATTGAAGAAACCACAGATGAAGAAACCACAACAGAAGAGGTTGCAGAGAACACTGGCGAGGTTGCAGCGCTAGAGGCAAAGCTTGCGGCACAGATCGCAAGGGCTGAGGCTCTTGAGGCTGCGCTTTTAGAGCAGGCCGCACAGCAGCGTGATGAGCTTGTGGCAAATGCAATGAGTGAGGGACGAGTCACCCCAGCAATGCTTGGGTCTGTCCAGCGATACGCTGACACGCTCAATAAAGATGCTGATGGTGGAGTCAAGCAGCTCACTGAGTTTCTTGCGACACTTCCGCGCCAAACAATGTCAGAGCCTGAGGGCGCTATTGATGGCAATGAGCAGGGTGATGCTGATGCACATGATGCAACTGCAGAGATGACGCGCAAGCTAGGTTTAAACAATGACACGATCAAGAAATTCAACAACGTTGTCAGCTTGACCGCTGATGGCCAGTATATTCTTGAAGACGGCACGAAGGTCAAAAGCCTTTAATTTAAAAACATAGGAGTATTAAAAAATGGCAAACACAGATCTTTCAATTTTATTGGAAAAAGGCTTACGATCAACTTATCTAGAAGCGTTGAACGACACAAGCACCCCCTTACTATCAAACATCAGTTCTGTTATTTCGAGTAATAGTGCGGATGAGAAATTTCCATGGCTTGGTGAGAGCGGCGCGATGTCCTCTTTTCCGAAAGGGAGTTCAAGACAAATTTCTCAGCTGACCGAGGCAGCACTCACTGCAACGCCACAGCGCTATGCGTCCACGATCAGCATCAGCCGCTTGGACTATGAAGACGACACCGTGAGCGGCGTGTCTTTGCGTGTGGCTCAGATGGCACAGCAGGCGGGAAGATTTAAAGATGCACTTTGTGCTGGGGTTATCAACTCCAACGCAGCCTGCTATGATGGCCAGCCGCTATTTTCGGAGACTCACCCAGCACGCGGTGAGCAGTCTGCAGCCCAGAGCAACATCGTTGCAGGATCGGGCACCACAGCTGCAGCCATGTCTGAAGGGATCCACAAAGCTGTGGAAAAGCTCAGATTGATTAAGGACGAGAGCGGCAACGCCTACCATGGAGAACTGGCAGGAAGCTTGTGCTGTGTGGTTCCACCAGCGCTTGAGTCTGCAGCAATGGAAGTTCTGCAAAGCAGCCAACTTGATTCAAGCTCAAACGTGCAGCAGGCGCGTGCTCAGCTTATCGTTTCAAGCCAGCTGTCTGGTGATCCTTCTGACTGGTACATGTTCGTCAAAGGATCGGTTCAGCCGATCATTTATGTTGAGCGTGATCCAGTGTCTTTCGAGGCTGTTACCGATGGCACAGAAAACACTTTCATGAAAGAAGAGTTTCTCTTTGGTACGCGCATGCGTGCTGCAGCCATCCCATCGCACTGGGCTAAATCAATCATGATCAAAAACAGCTAATGTTTTTAGTCGAATTAAAAAAGCCAGTTTACCCGTTGCCCATGCTTAAAGACATGGGCACAGGTGAGCTTAAAGAGCTGACGCTTGGCAAGGCTGTTGCTTTTGAGCAGCTGCCAAGCCATGCGCATAAAGATCTGAACTTAGAGGTAACAACAATGACAGATCAAAAAAAGAACGTCAGCAGTCCCAGCAAAAAAAGTAATAAAAAATAGACGGTGTTCAATATGGGAATCGCTAAAATTGCTGACGTTCAAAGCCGCACGCCTTACCGTGAGATCACGGCAGAAAGCTCACCGAGCATCGAAGATGTGCGCGTGTGGCTGGCTGAGGCTGAAACGCTGCTAAACGCAACGCTGCAAGCTGCAGGCGTAACGCCACCAGCAGAGGCAAGCGTCTATGCACCGATCATTAGGTCATGGATCTGTGATCTCGTTGAGGGCAGACTCAGGGAGGCATGGAGTTCATCAGGTGGTGAGGATTCTGTTGTTGCAGCCGCAGCTGTTGATCGATTCACGCAAAGGCTTGAAGACATCACAAACAGGCCAGCCAAATACTACCAGCTATTTGGCAACAACGCTGAGCAGGCAGACAGTGTGCGCTTGAGATCAGAGCGATCAGGGACATCACCTGTGACATATGACCCGCAATACAAGGCAGACACGGATCTTTAATGAATCAATTCAATCAAAGCAATGCTGACTTTGGTGGCGATCCAGCAGGCAGTGGTGGCAGGCGTGGTGTGTGGTCAAGGCGATTTACACAGGACGGGCCAGTTCTGTGGAAAACTGCAAGCGCTTTGGCATCTATGTCAACGGAGATCCAAGACTGGTCAGAATGCTGGCCAACAATTGCAACCATTATGGCAAAGCACACGCGCAAGGCTTTTAACTCTCAGGGGTCAAGCATTGGGCGCAGATGGCAGGCACCCAGCCAAGATTATCAGAAATGGAAAAACCGTTACACATCGCACCGCGCAGCAGGTAAGGCCTCAGGCAACTTGTTTGCACATATGACCGATGCAAGGCGTGCACTGAAACACACCGATCGCATCTCAATGCTCTATGGTGGTGGTGGTGCAAGCCGCACAAGCGGTGATGGTCTACCGTATGCAAGATCGGTTCAATGGGGTTGGAAGGGCACCGCCGCAAAGAAGCCAAGCCCAACAGGGTCAAAGAATAAGGGCCAACGCAGAGCGCTGCCCTATTTATGGTGGACGAGTCAACTTGAGCAAGAGATCTTTAAAACGCTTAAATCGTTTCAAGACGAAAAGCTCAAGAAGGTCGGGCTTAAGTGAAATATGAAGAGCGTGCAGTTGTTAGCTTAAGGGATCACCTCAAGGTCAATCTTGGTGCAGCGCTTGCTGCAGTTGAGCTTGATCGGGGGTTTACCGCTGGCACCCTTAGAGAGCCAGCCGCTTATGTCATGGCAAATGCGCCGATGGATACGCGCAGCCCTTTAGTTGAGATGTGGTGTGAGGTGTCCGATCCAGTCAATTATGCGACTGGATCAAACGTGTGGCTTTACGATCTATCGTGCGCGATCTCAATCGTTGGTGATGCTGACATTGAGAGGACTGTTGCACGTGTGTACCAGTACAGTGAAGCGATCTACTCTGCAATAAGAGCAGATCCAACACTAGGCGGCACAGTGGCCAGCGCATTGGTGAAAAAAAAGAGCTTTGACGTGTTCAGGGGGCCAAAGGACATCACGAGACACATTGCGCTGGTCAGCGTGGAAATACGAATTTTAGAAGACTAACAAAGGAAACGAGGTAAACAAAATGAGCGTCTTGCAGGGATACACACAGAAATACTATGCAGTTTTAGAGTCAGCCTTTGGTGCTGGCGCAGACATCACAGGCAGTGATGCCATCGAGTTGACAGAGCTTAAGCTTGAGCCAAGCAATGAGTTTGTCACCATCTCTGAGCACAAGGGCACTGCAAGCCCAAGGTCAGAGGCTCGTGGAAAGTTTAGCGGATCATGGTCGTGCTCTGGCTATCTGAAGACACGCGCATCAGGTCAAAAGCCTTCTTGTGGTGTGATCTTAGATGCAGCTTTTGGCAACAGCCAGATCTTTGGCCCGATCCGATACTCGTCTGTAGATGCGGATCCAAACAATCAGTCTATGTGCCTTGTGATCCATGCAGGTGATTACTATGCAAAAGCGTCAGGCGCAATCGTTGAACAGCTAGACATTGAGCAAGCAGCTGCAGACCTTTGCAAGTTCACAGCCTCAGGATCCTATGCAGCACACTCTTTGTGTTATGGCACAGAGGTCAGCGTTGCAGGCGCAGCAAGTGGTGAGACTGAGGTGCCTGTTGACGATCCAAGCAAAATAACAGCTGGCGCTGTTGTGACCGTTGGCGGTCTTGACAATTCGGGTTCTGGGTACAAAGTCGCAAGCGTTGGCGCATCTTCGATCACTCTTAATCCAGCCCTTGAGGATTCTGTCAGCCAAAGTGCAAAGGTCAGCGCATACACACCAGCGCAGTCACTGCTGAGTGCCGAGGTGATACCGGGCACAGTTGCAAGCCTGTCCATTGATGGATCGGATCTTGGTTTCATCTCATTTAAGGCCTCGCTGAAAACAGGAATCCATCTTCTTGACAAGGAAGTTGCCTACACTGCAAGCGGCGCAGCCCGTGCAATCAGAGAACTTGAGAGTGAGATCTCTTGTTATTTCTCTGATGACTCAAGCAAATTCTTAGGCAGCAAAGCCATTGATGGCGAGCTTTTGGCTGTCAGCGTTAGGCTTGGCCCAGACGAGTCAGGCAAGCGGGTTAAGATCTCAATGCCGCAATGCCGGATCGAGCTGACAAGCCCAGAGATTCCTGAGGCAGAAGAGGCCACAGCATCGCTGAGCCTCAAGCCTAAAAGCTTGGTTGCAGGTGACGAGATTGAGCTTTTATTTGATTAAAATAGCATTTTGATGCCCTGTTCACCTTCAAGAGGTCGGGGCAAATAATAAAATAGGGGGTTAAAAATGGCAAGAATGGTGGACGGACACAAGGCAGGGATCTTGCGTCAGTATATTCCAGAGGCCTACGAGAACAGGGCTGACGATGAACCGATCAAGGTTTGGATCAAAAGCCCAACACTAAGAGAAACACGTCAGATCTTTGCGTCTGGGATAGACACCCGTGTCAACGCAGATCAAAGCGTGAGCGTGGATATTAAAGACTCTATGCGAGTCTATGAGCAAACCATCAAGGGCTTTGTGGCTAAGGTGGAAAATTACATAGCTGCAGGGGGTGATCCTATCAATAACGGGGATCAGCTTATTGAGCACGGTGAGGTTGATCTCATTGTTGAAATTGCAAACCACATTCTTGGCGTTGGCAATATGGATGCGGAAGCAAAAAAAAAGCAAGGCGAACCCTCCACCTAGCAAGCGGTGACCCAGCGCTTGGATGGAGCTGTGCAGAATGTCGCTTAAATGGCCTCGATAAAATACGCAACTGCAATGGCTCGATCGAAAATAAAAGCTTTAAATATGTGACCAAGCTGGGCAGCTCTTTCAATAAGTGCCCAAAGCTCTGGTATCAAACTGACGGCAAAGACTTTGCGCAGCACTTGAAGGACTGGCAGTGGTTGCAACGCCATCAGATCCTGCCTGATGAGGGGGGGCTCATGGATCAAGATGCTGGCTTTGTCTCTGCAGTTGAGTTCTTTGAGTCTGAATTTGAAAAAATAAAGGAAGCATTAGCCAATGGCACGGATCGCAAATAGCGCAACGCTATATGTCACAGTTGTTGACAGAGCCACTGAAGCGTTAGAAAAAACCAGCAACACCATGAAGAAAGCAGCAAGGGCTGTTGGTGAAGCTGATCAGGAGATGGCTGACGGATCTGAGCTTTCTGCTGACGCATTTGACAAACTCCTCACATCATCCCAGAGAATCAACTCACAATTCAAAGAGCAGCAGGCTGGATCCAATGATCTTGCAAAGAAGATCAATAAACTTGAGGATCACCACAAAGCTCTTGCTAACGCAGCAAAGAAGGCAGACGATCCTGCATTGCGCAAGGAGTTTGAAGCGCAGAGCGCTGCAGCCAAGTCAGAAGCAAAGAGCCTTAAGGCGCTGGCAAAAGAGCAAAACAACACAGCAAAAAGCGCAAAAAACCTTGGCGATGTTTTAAGCTCTGGCCCCATGAAAGCGTTAGGCGTTGGCGCTGTTGCCATTGGCGCAGCTGGTGCTGCTTTTTTCGGTCTGGCAAAGAATGCCGCAGCTGCTGGCGATGAAGCTTTTTTAACAGCTCAAAAGCTTGGTATATCAACAGAAGAGCTTACACGGTTTGGCTTTATGGCTGAGCAGTCAGGCGTTGATGTCAAAGCAATTGAAATGTCAATGAGCACCCTGTCACGTGCAGCCATCGCCAACACTGACGAGTTCAGGCGCTGGGGGATCTCTCTCACAGACAATAGCGGAAAACTAAAAGACAATAGCACTCTCTTTAAAGAAGCAATGGGTACAGTTGCGGGACTTGAGAACAACACAGCCAAGCTTGCAGCTGCACAGCAGCTTTTCGGTGACAGCGGTAAGGACTTGATCCCCATGCTTAACATGGGCGCTGAGGGCATGCAGGCAATGGCTGATCAGTCTGACGCACTTGGCGTGACTATAAGCTCAACCAGCGCACTTGCTGCAAACGACTTCAACAATTCGATGGGACAAATGACAAGCGTGCTTGGGTCTATGACTAGAGAGATCGGCACACAGTTCATGCCTGTGTTTACCAAGGCATTTAAAGGTGGCACTGAGGTTGTTAATAAGATGAGGCCTGTGATCGTAGCAGTTGCCAAAGAGGTCAGAGGCTTTGTTGAGACTGGGCTTTTGTATGCTGTGCAGGGGTTTGCGTTTGGCATCAAGGCTGTGGGTAAGTTCAATGAGCTGATCGAACAGGCCAAGTCCGTGTTTTTTGAAATGGCCAGCGGTTTTGTTGAAGAGATCAACTCAATGATCGATGCATTCAATGCTCTTGTGCCATCAGCCCTTGAGCTTGACAGGGTGACAAGAGAGAAGCTTGTTAAAAGCGCTGACCAATATGCAGAGAACGCCAAGATCATGGTTGAAGAGACAGACAAGCTTCTTGTTTCTGTTGCAGATCTTGCTGGCGCTCTTGAAAATGAGGCAGATGTCACACTCACAAAAGTGATCCCTGTTGCAACAGAGAGATCGAAACAGCTTGAGCGCGAGATCGCGTTAAAGAAAACCCTTGCAGATCAGGCCAAGGCATCCGCACAAGCCAAGAAAGATAAAGCCAAGGACGAGAAGAAAGAAAAAAAGGATAAGGACAAAGAGAAAAAAGAGAAGGATAAGAAGTGGCAAGAGGACAACGCAAGGGCTCTAGGTTATATAGCCAATGCAAAGTCGATCGGCAACGCCTTTGTCACCGCTTACCAAGCTGCAGAAGAGGGCCAAAACAGATTCAGTGAAGCGCTTAAGGCTTCATCTATAATGGCCATAGACATGGCTTTTGAAGTTGCTGAGAAAATGATCACAGCCGCAGCTGCAAAAGCAGCAGCCGATGCAATGGCCAGCCAAGCGGGGATCCCAATTGTTGGCCCAGCGCTTGCCATGAGTGCAGGCGCTGTGATGCTTTCGATGGTGCGCGGATATCTTACGCAGTTTCATGAGGGCGGCATTGTTGGCCAGCCAAGTGGCAGGCGTGAGGTCATGGCTGTGCTGCAAGAGGGTGAACTTGTTGTTCCAAGGGATCTTACGCAGCAACTCCTGAAGACGGCAGGCAGATCATCAACCTCAACTGGTCAGATCTTACATTCTGGTGGCTTGGTGTCAGCTCAGCCAGCACCTCAGAGCTTGGCACCTGCGTCAAATAACTTTACGTTTTCAACCCTTGCCCTGCCATCAAGAGCTTCAAGCAGGAGATGGTTGAGGGATAGCGTCAGCCCAGAACTTAAGAAGCTTAAAAGAAGAGGAGTGATCTAATGGGCAAGCCCGTTGCTCTTTGCAGGAATGCACTTTTGTCACCCGATTCTGTCAGGCTTTATGCTTATCCTGCAGACACGTGGGTTGAGGCTTCATCTGTGCTTGACGGGCACACAAGCACGAGCGTCACATCAAATGCTGCATCAGCACGTGTTGATCTTGTTGTTATTCTGCCAGAAGAAACAGAGATCGATTGCATAGCATGGATTGGTGAGGGCTTTGATAAGTTTGACACGATGCGCGGCGCATACCGTGAAGATGGATCAAATACAACCATCTCGCTTGACTCAATTGCCGCAACTAACAGAGGCATGATTATGCTTGACGATTCAATCAATGCCAAGATCCTATATTTGCAATGCTTCCTTTCATCAGGCACGCACACGCTTAAGCTTCACCAAGTCTCTGCGGGTATGCGTGTGGACTTACCACGACACCCTGCCCTGCCCTTTGATCCTAAAAACACAGCTGGCCTTGTTTCTGATTTTGTATCTTCAAGCGGCGTGATGACTCGATCAACATTCTACACTGGCAGAGCAGAGCTTGAGATCGCATTCCATACAGCCAATGATGCAGAGGCTGAGCTTGTTGAGTCAGTGCATGCCTTGTCGGGACAAGGATCAAGTCCTATCTTTTGGATCACAGACAAAGACAAGCCCAATGATGTGATCTTTGGCTTTGTTGGCACAGACTTCAGCCAGCCTTATACAAACGGGCCAGCAACAAGAGAGACAACGCTTTCAATCATAGAGCAAGGCCCAAAGTTCCTAAGTCAAGAGGGTTAAATTGATCACGGTTAGTCAAAACTTTTTAGACTCTGCAAACAAAGCAGATCAGGTACCCGTATACCTAGCAGAGATTCAGATTGCAGAGAATACCTTTGCTCGTTTCATATCAGCGCCGCACAGCACAATTGACGAACCGATCTCATTAGCAGAGTGCTCACCAGTCTCTGGATCCTTGGATATAGTGGAGCGAAAAATAAAAACGGGTTCTATGGATCTGATCTTTGTCAACGATGGACAAATCAGGGATCTCTTTAGTTCTATTACGTCAAAAGGCAGACCCGTACAGCTAAAGCTGGGGTTTGCTGATCTTGATGAGTCTGATTTTGTTCTAACGTGGACAGGCCAAATTGATGAAGTGCTGCCAGAGGCTGACATCATCACGCTTGAGTGTATTGAGGCAGCTGGCATGCTTGAGGGATATGTCAACCACAATCTTGGCTGGCCATCAACGCACCCACTTAAGGCAATCCGCTCAGTCTTTAAACTCGCGTTTGTGCCTGATGAGCTTATTGATTTAGCAAGCTTTGATCCGTCACTGTATCCAGACATGGAGCACGTGAGGACTGCATCAGGCTATGAGCTGATCCATCAGGTGACGGTTGCGGGGGAAAAGATCTACAAGGTTAAAGGGCCAGCCAGCGGCAGCGCATTAGAGATTGCAAGCGCTTTGGCCTCTATGCTTAATGGCGCGATCCACACAAACCGAGAAGGCAAGATCTCATTTATACGGTTCGACAAGGACAAGGCACCAGTGGATCATTGGACAGAGCACGACTTTGCCGACTTTGAGCAGTTGAGCACTTTTGAGACACTCGCAAACCAATGCATGATAAACTTAGGTGGCACGCTTGGCCCAGTTCCATTTGAGAGAAATGACACAGACAGCCAAGACAAGCACGCGCACCCTGATGGTGACGCATTCATCAAAGACATGGTTTTTGATTGGCCATATGTCTCACAAGCATACTTCAGCCCTATCAATCTATGGTATGGCATACCCGCAGGGTTTCCTGTTGCAATAACAAACAACGATTCAGCCATGGCAGGCGTAAGCGACTCGATCACAGATGGTGTTGCCGATCCTGTTCCAATGAGCAACGATAAGCCTCTGTATATTTTAGCAGAGGGAAAAGAGATCATAAAGTGCACTGATTTTGAGATCATCACATACAGATCTGAGCCACGTGTTGAAGTTGGTGACGTTGCAGCCACCAGCGCAGATAAGGCAAGAAAACCCGGCATTGTGCACGTGACAGCTGGGCAGCGTGCCATGTTCGGCACAGATGTGTGTGATCGACTTACTGCAAGCGCAGATGCAACAGAGTTAAAGGGATCATGCGTTGACTGCACTGCTGCCGTGGTTTTTGCTGAGCAGTTCCTTGAGCGCTTTGGTGACGGTTGCCCGTTCGTGTCCCTATCAACACCGCTGTCAAAGATCAGCGTTGAGCTTGGTGACTTTGTAACAATAGACGAGTCACAGATCTTTTATGATGGATCAAGTGGTCTTAATGATCAGACGGTTTGGGAAGTGCTAGGCAAAGAGATCATTATCTCTGACAGTGGTTGCTATATCAACTGGGAACTTGCCAAGGTTTTAAAGCGCCCAGCGCTGCAGACAACTGTGGTTGTGCAACACACCATCCCAAAGCTGGTTAATGGTGTTGACTTAAGCAGCTCTGTGCTTGGGCTTATCCAGGATCCTTATGTGTTTTCTGGCCTTGGCTTAAGCTCTGGCCTTTTGTCTGGCCTCACCGTTGATGTTGGCGCAGGCTGTGGTATCGGTGCGCAAGGTGGATCCCTGCTTATTGATGATGACACAATTGATGTGCTTGACAATAAAGACAACTATATACTTTTCAGCTCATCAGATTCATCTTTGATAATGGCACCAGTTGATCACGGTGAGTTATTTGAGAATAAAGATAAGAGCCTTGTGCTGCTTGGCAAGGTAAGCACGGCATCAGGAGCAATCACAAGCATTGATGATTTGAGGCAGACAAAACCGATCAGCGGTGAAAAGCTTGAAGCTGGATCAGGTGTGTTGTCAAACTTCGATTCTGTCGGGAATTTCAGCGGCCAGATCGCAGCATCACAGATCCCAGATCTCCCAAGTGGATTAGACACTAGCGTCATTGAGGGCAGGCTTGATGACATTGAGGCTGATTATCTGCAGAGCAATGACATTGATGATCTCATAACTCAAACAGAGCTGACCTCACAACTGCCAGATCTTAGCGGGTACGCAACCACAACGCTTTTGAATAGCGCAACCACAACACTAAACAATACGATCAGTGGAACACAAACGACTTTAAACAATACGATCAGTGGTGTGCAGTCATCGCTTAATGGCCTGATCTCGACGAATCAAACCAACATAAACACCAACTCGTCAACCATCGCGTCTGTGCAGACAGTTGCAAACGGTGCGCTGCAAGATCAAGAGGACGTGATCACTGCAAGGCACATCCATGCACGCAGATCAGGCATTGCTGGCGGCATAGTGAGCAACCCCGATTTCTACATTCAAAACGCAAACACGCTGCCAGAAAATTGGTATTTGTGGAACACTGGCCCGTCTTATCCGCAATATCCAAACAACCACTATGCGCTTGAGTCTGACGGAATAGGCTCAGGGAATTGTGTCCATGTTTGGGGCAACGATTCAGCAACGCCTGTGCTTATATCGGATGGATCTCCAGTCAACTATGGGGATCAAGTTAGGATCGAGGCTTTGGTTAAATCAGGGTCAGCGTCAAATGTCGGGATCAATCCATATATACATATTTATCTATATTATCCGATGGCAGGTGCAGGCGTAGACTTCACAGGTGTGTACTTTGGCGCATCAGGAGCATCATTCACCAAAGGTGAGAGCACAACTACGTCAGAATGGGATAAAAAAGTATGGACTGTTGAGATCCCAGATGTTGATGATCCGATATGGGCAAACAATGCTGACGCAGGCGCAACACCGTATATAGGTGGGTCACTTGAGGCACGCATCACATTTAGAACATCACCGCACGCAAATGGATATGATTGGAAGGTCTCACACATGAGTGCTCAGGTTGTTGGTTTTGGTGAGTCTGATTTTATGCAATCAACGCAGGACAGGATCACAAACATTGAGACACTTGCAAATGGTGCCCTTCAGGACTCATCTGATGTGATCACAAACTCACACCTGCAAGACAACATCGTATCTGCTGCAACGCTCACATCAAGCGCATCCGCAAGGCTTTTGCCATCGTCAACATCATTCAACACACTGTCAAGCAGCGTAAGCACAAACACATCAAACATTGCGACAAAGGCAAGCACGTCATCTGTCAATACTCTTTCAAGCAGCGTGAGTACGAACACTGCAGACATTGCAACCCTGCAAGGTCAAATCCCATCACCTCTTAATGCCATAGGTTACGCACCTATGGACTTCGTGATCGGATCTCCTAACATTGTGGATGATTCAAGCGGGGGCCTGAACGTGACAAGCCCATACAACAACAACACTTTTAGTTGGAGCAATAGCGGCAGCGTGTCGATGAGCTCTATTGGCCTTAATATAAGCTCTGGCGGCGGATCTGGGTTTTATGGAAACTTCGGGCCAAGCTGGATGAAGACAACGCCCGTTGTATCTTCTGCTGTTGAGTATTCTGAGGGCAGCTCTAACGTGTCTTATGTTGTGCCGATCAGCATGGTTTGGAATGAGTCGAGCGGGGGGAGTTCGCCAAATGGTGCTTATGTGGTGCCAGAAACAGGCACGTATAGAATTGACGCATGCCTCAGCGCAATAATGAGAGGGCCATCGGCATACCACTATTGTGATGTGTATCTCTTAGCCGTTTGCTTTACTGGATCCGGCACTGGTAAGGACATGGGGATCATGGGCTCAAAAACCCCAAACTCTATACCTACATCATTCTATGTGCCAAGGCCTCAGCTGCTTTCTGGCTCGTACCACATTGACGCGAATGACGGTGATCAGCTTTTTGTGGGCGTTCAACTTTTCGGCAATGCTTTCACATGGTTTAGAGGTGGATCATACGGGATCTCAAACTCAGACACGCAAAACAGGGCTAATTCTTGGGCGAGAATATCCAAGATCGGATAATGCAAAACAAAGCGCAACAAAGCGCACAAAGTACACACGCTTTTTTTTAGCGCTTAAGGCATTATGAGTTGATGCCTAAAAAAGGGTCTAAAATAAAGAAGGCATCAGAGGCGATGAAAGTCGCTTTGCCGATTATAGCCGTTGGCTCTTTGGTGTTTTCTCAAGGCCCCTGCACCGCTCCAGAGTGGCGCTTTTTGAAAAAAGCAGAAGCGGCGCACATGGTCGGGGAGGTCAGCGACAGGGTTGACGGGCTTGAAGACGGCATCTCACGCATTGAGGGCAAGATTGAGCTGCTTGTTGATATGGTTGGCCAGCTTCTGACGGAAGAAGAGAAGAGATGAAAGAGGGAAGCAAAACAACAGAATACAAACTTGCAAAAGCAAGCGTGATCACAAGCGTGATTCTGCCAGTTGCCGCCTACTGCGTTGAAATGCTGCAGGCATCCGGCGCTGTCACATCACCGCTGTGGGTTTCTGTTGTCGCTGTTGTAGGCGCAGTTCTTTCATCGCTTGGTTATAGCGCGGCACGCACTATGCAAAAGGGCGCAGAACAAAAGAGAGAAGCTCTAACAATTGCATCAATGATGCAGGGCAGGGCTGAGCTTTCAGAAAAAAAGCCATCAGCTTAAAGTCAGGCTTCTTTGCTGAAAGCAAAAAAGCAGGAGGCTTTGTTGAGGTTGAGCGGCAGCTTGTTGGGGGCCTTAGTGCTTATACTGACACATGGGCAGCGTGGGACTTGGTAAACAAAGAGCCAGTTTTTGGTGTTGATGGTGGAATACGATGGACGTTTTAAATGATTAAGAAAGCATTAGTTTTCACAGCGGGTGACACGCTGCCAGCAATGACCGCAAGCCTTGATCGAGATCTTGCAAGCTCAACTGTCAATGTGCTGATCGGTTATTCGACACCGCTCATCAAAACCGCGACGGTAACCAACGCAGGAACAGGTGAGATCAGGGTTGACTGGGCTGCTGGTGACTTGCAGCAAGGACGCTGGCCAATGCAGATCGAGATCATTGATGGACAGGATAAACAAACCCTTAGCGGGATCAATGTTGTTGTGGAAGGCAAGATTCAGTGAGTATCGTTATCAATGAGACATCAAGTCACGTTTCATTAAGCGGCGCAACTTCAGTGTCTTTGTCTGTTGTGCCTCAGGCTGTGCCTCAGGCTCAAGCTCAGACAGGTGTGCTTGTTCTTTCCCCAACGCAGGTCACAAATGTTGCAGGCCTTGCAAACGGCAGGGTTGTCAACCATGAGGACATCGGGCCAGCAATCAAAGACGGCACAAGGGGCAAGCTGCTGAGCATATCGCGCCACCATATGAGCGCACAGAGAGATGGTGCAGCAAAAAACATCTTTTTAAAATTCGATAACATATTAAGCAATAGAAATAGCTTTAAAACACAGCAGCAGGCGTGCCTTGTGGGCGCAAGCATTTCATATGCTGAGCCAACAACTGCAGCCTCATCTGTGATGATCAAAGACAATGCAGGCAGCACGCTGCACCAGATTGACGTGCCACAGGGCACGCTTTCAATCTCTGCAAATGACTTAAACGCAACGGTTTCAGCATCAACAGCTGTGTCAGTGTTCATCGACTCAGTTGAGTACGTCAACAGCCCAATGGTTGATCTTGAATTTGCGTGGCAAGGGTAAGAGAAATGACAGAGCAGGATTTTGCAGAGAAGCAAGGCGATACAAAAAAACACGGTTTTAAAAAATAAATTTAGGAGATTTAAACAATGGCACAATCGGACTTTACAAAATTAAGCCCAGCAACTGATGCAGGATATTCGATAAGCAAGGGGTCAACATGGGTCACAGGCGCAACTGATGCGCGTGTGTTTTCTACGCTGCCCTATCCCGGCGCACGCCATAAGAACGCCCAGTATTATGCATTAACAAACCCCGCCCTTGGGTGCGTCAATCTTGAAAATGATGCAGTTGACTTGCGCTTTGAAGTCGAAAGGACGCAAAATGCAGGCACAGCAAAAGCGGTGCTTTTCGTGCAAGCAGATCTTGCAGATATGCAGGGCCACATGGCTTTGCCGAGACACAACAGCAACACCACGGGCCTGCACGAAAAAGAGTTCGGTCTGGCGCTATATAAGAAGCTGCAAGACAACGCCGCATATCTGGAGCTGTCAGGCAACCAGCAGTGGATCAATTGTGAAATGCCCGGAGGCCAAGACAGCAAGCTCAGCGCTACCGGTGACAAGCAGGCAATGCGGATCTCTTATACCCCATACACAGAGAACGGCATGGAAAAGGTAAAGATCAAGATCTATGTGTCCAAAAAGAACGTTGTTAATCTTTCAGAGGCAGACTGGGACGATCCATCAAAATGCGCATCAAACGAAGTCACGAAGCTTAAGTCTGAAGTCTTTGACAAGCACAATAATGGCACAACGCATGACATGAGTGATCCAAACAACAGCGATGGGAACGACTGGTCAAACAGCACCGAGCGGGATCCTATCAACGGCGCTGGCGCTGTCCTTGGCTTTGGGTTTCGTGAGATGGAAAATTCAGCTGATAACAACTCAAATGACTCAATTACCTCAAAGGTAAGTGTAGGCCGATTTGAGGCGCGAGTAGTGAACGACACCACAGCCATATAATTATATCTTCTAGGAGTTTATGAGATGGCTGACAACCTCAAAAAACTAGCAGCAGACGGCAGTGTCAGGGGGTATTTTAAGAACACCTCTGGCATGCTTGAGCCGGATCAGGAATGGACGCTTGCATTCTGGTACAGGTGCACCGATCCAAAACGAAACACATCTGACAGCTGGGGTGAGCTTGATAGGGCGCTTTTGTCTAAGAGAATGGTTAACCCCAACCCTATAGAATTTCAGGTGTTTGCATACCAACACGGATCGCAACCGTATCCGTCAAACAATGCGGTGATGATCTTTAATGTTGGTGACGGGACTTATGACAACTTTGCACCCGTAAGTTCTGACTATGCGCCTCCGGCAATGTATGCAGCACAGCCTGATCCGTTTGATGGTGACTGGCACCACATCGTGTTGCGCAACCTCAACCTTGGCGGCACTTGGGTCAATCAGCTTCTCTGTGACGGATACAATTACATGGCAGAGCTTGCAGCTGCAAATCCAACCTATGCATTTTTGCAGTACGGTATGGCATCGGGCACCGCAAAAAACGGCGCACACCTTGCTGCTTTCACAAACCCATACAATGACGCGCAGCCACCACAGTTTGAAGGTGGATGGACTGCAGACAATGCAGACATTGACGAGGTTGTCATCTTCGACAAGGCGCTCAGCGACACAGAAGCCGCAGAAATTCGGGCAACCTATGATCTTGCAGCCTCTTCTGTGTCATCCAACATATCCTTGTGGAGTCGCATGGGTGACGGTGCCGGTGACACGAGCACACTGGGTGCAGATCAAAGCGGCAACAGTCATGACTTTGTTGTTGACTCTGGATCTTTTGGGTTTATTGATCCATCAGAATCACTTTTCTCAGGGAGCGTGGTCAGTGCAAACAGCTTTCTGACCCCAGATGCATCATTCGTTGAATTGTTTAGCGCATCAGAGTGGACTGATGACAAGAAAGTCGTGCCTGATGACTTCAGCAATCCTAGTGCCTCACACTTTGAATTGTTTAGCGCATCAGAATGGGTTGACGATAAAAAGGTTGTGCCTGATGACTTCAGCAGCCCTAGTGCCTCACACTTTGAATTGTTCAGCGCGTCAGAGTGGACTGATGACAAGAAAGTCGTTCCGGACGACTTCTCTAGTCCAGATTTTTATAGTTCGGAATTATTCGGCAACGATTGGGGCGATGCCCTCGATCAATCAAGCGGCGGCAGTGCCCCCGCATTTAGTGGAGATGAAATGCTATTAGAAGTTAAAAACACAAGCGGAATCGATCAGCTCATAAGCGATCTTGGTTTACTGGTCAAAAACGGTGAAGAGCTTGCCCTTGCAAGTTCAGAGAGCGATCCAGCATTGCCCTTTGAGCCTGAAGATATACGCAGATCGCTATCATTAAGGACTGCAATATCGCAAGGCGTGCTTTCGTATCGATTAGACTCCAGTGACTCTTTTCAAACAGACTCAGCACGTCAAGCAGGTGGTGAGCCAGCCTATGACGGTGAAGAGCTTGTAGTTGCTCAATTTGAAGAGGATCACGTTAAGGCTGCAGCTCTTACTGCGGCAAGCGCATCCATAGCAAGCATTGAAGCGGGATCTTTGTCTCTGCCATCATATGCAGACGTTAAAGCCAACCTAGACGGGTTAGAGGCGCACAAGGCCCAGAGTGAAGCTGACATTGATGCACTTGAGACATTGACAGCGGCACACACTGCAAGCATTGCAACCAATGCCGCCGATATAGGATCAAATGACACTGACATTGCAGCAAACGCGGCAGCGATCCAAAGCAATGACGCAGACATTGCAGCAAATGCCAGCGCCATAAGCACACACAGCTCTGCAGGCACACACAGCGCTGACAAGATCCAGATCGCTGGTGCTGGAAGCTTCCAAAAGATCAGCACATCCGCAAACACTGCAGAGTCAGCTTTAGCTGCAGTTGATGGCTTGCTTGATGCACTTATGGATGATCCAAGCGGCGCGACTGTTGCAGCCGTGGCTCCAACTTTTGCAAGTCGCTGGGGTGATTTTGCTGGCGCAGTTGACACAAATATCCCAGCCCTCACTGGTGTGATCGGTAACGCCTCAAGCGGGTTGACCAAGGATGTTTCCGACAACTCTGCAGCCATTGCAGTCAACGCTGGTGATATTTCTGCAATAGAAAGTGTAAATACAACTCAGGGTTCAGACATCTCAAGCAATGCCGCAAGCATCGCAACCCTAAACGCTCCATCGTCAAACCCTGCATCTGTTGCTGGACAGGTGGCCGCCGAGGCAGGAGACAGAGCAGCAGCCGATGGTCTTTTGGATGGTCGCTTGGATATTATCGAAGGGGCAGCGGTAGCTGGTCAGCTTGATAAATCGTTGCTTGGTGTCAAGGAGCAGATGCAATCTGAGATCAGCACTGAGCGCGGAAGGCTTGACAGCATTCTGCAAGGCGCAGACGGTGCCCTTGACTCTTTCAAAGAGATCCAAGACTGGCTTGGTGACACATTGAACCCAAGCGCACAGGGATTGATTGAAGATGATTTGCTCCCACGCATGACTGCTGCAGAAGCACTGCTTTCTGGATCGGCATCTGTTGGTGGCGTTGATTCTGTTACGCAGAAAGTTGCAGCAGAGGCAGCGATCAGATCTCAGGCAGACACGGATGTCAACGATCGCATTGATGACCTTGAGCAGGCTCAAGTCAACATGACCGCTCCAGGTGGCAACCTAGCCAGCTTATACGGTGCCTTCAACTTCACAAATGCACTGCAATACATGGAAGGCGAAGCCACAAACACAGCTCTGGGTGCCTTGGCAATCTTTGGCCGAGACATGACAAGCGGTGCCGCTTCAAGCGGAGGCGTTGCAGCTTACAAGGCTGCGCTGGGCCTCGCTGACGCAGGCGCAGGGTCATTGATCAAGATGGCTGAAGAGGCAGAGGCTGCAATTGCTGTTTTAAATGACAGTGATGCAAACGCTTCATCTGTTGACGGTAAGGTCAAGGCAGAGCGACTGCTCAGAGAGCAAGCTGATGCTGGCATTGTTCAAGATTTAAACAATCATATATCTGCCTACAACACAGAGAAGTCAGCCACACAGGCAGAGCGAGATGCCAACGCTGCAGCAGCAGCTGCAAACTTGGCAGCAATCGCTGTGCTTAATGGTGACACCAGCATCCCAACAAGTGTTGACAAAAAAGTTGACATAGAAAAGCAGAGGGCTTTGATCGCAGAAGCTGCCAACGCTCAAGCAGCTGCAGACGCACAGACAAAGGCAGACGCAAATGAGTCAGCTATTGATGCACTGGCACTGCAAAGAGTTGCAGACCAGTTGCGCGTAACAGACTCAGGTGCTCAGCTCAGCTCTGAGCGTATGACAATGAGTTGTGGTTTGCGCGGCATCGTTGGCAATCAATATGCAGAGCAAACTGCTGGCATCCCAATGAATCAAAGCAGTGAAGTGTTTATGCATGACGCGAAGGTCTATAAGGTGGGTGTACAGCTTAGCGCTGCATGCTCTGGAGATCTCAAGGTTCATGTTGAGCATCAACCAGCAAGCGGATCGGCTGTGATTCATACCGTAACAGTTCCAAGTGGATCCAGCTCTGGCGTGTTTGATTTAAACATCAGCCCCGCGTCTGGTGACAGAATGCAAGTACGCTTTGAGCCGACTGGTGCAGCTGTAAGCAATCCAGTTGTCAGCATCAAATATGCTGAGCGGTTCTAAAATACGCACCCCCCAAGGTGCAGCACGGGCTTGACCCGTGCCCCCCTTGAGTGCCTCAGTGCGAAATACTGCTGAGGCACTCACTCAAGGTGTTCGCAGAATGTTTGATCTATTTTTTGACACACTCACCGCCATATCTTTAATTGTTTGGTCTTTGATGATGGTTGGCCATGGTCTTGTTTATTGATGTTGGTCATGGCGGCAAGAATCAGGGCTGCAGCGTTGGCCTCGAGTGTGAGAAAGATTATCTATTAAAATTCTGCAAAGACCTTGAGCGTTTTCTTTCTCCTCTTTTTGAAGAGGTAAAGCTCTGTCGGAGCGTGGATAAGTATCTTACTCTTGGAGAAAGAGGAAAGATGAGCAAGGCAGCAGGTGCCGATCTGGTGCTTGTTATCCACGTCAACGCACACCACAGGGCTGACGTTTCTGGGTTGCTCGCGTTTAACGCTGACAAGCGTGGTGAGTTTATAGGCAATGCCATCATGAAGGCTGCACCTAAACCCCTTAGAATGAAGCGTGGATCCGTCACCGCAAAGCCGGAAGGATGGACAAAGCAAGCATACAATGTGCTTGCGCCGCATGACCATACCACCGCTGTGCTGGTGGAATTGTTCTTCTCAACGAACAAGCAAGACCTTGTGATCGGTCAAAGTGGTATCGGAAAGAAAGCGCTCTTTAGTGCGATTCTTCAGGGCATCTGTGCCAAGGAAGTGGATGATATGATCAACGGCAGAAGACAACACGATCCAACATCAGCCTTTTGCGATTGGCCAGAGGCAGGGGGATCTATAAGGGGATGAAGCAGGCAGCAGCAGCCCTGATCTTGGCCTTGGCCTTGAACAGCTGCGCCGCTGGCAATCGCTTTATATGCCTAAACACCTACATTGTATCTACTGTAAGTCAAACAACCACCTACCAGATCGGGCCAGACGGTCAAGTCATTGGCCAGCACTTCACAACAGATCAAAACACTAAAACAACGAAGAAGGTTTCTTTTCTTTGTGACTTACCCCCCAACCCAAGACCCCCAGAGAAGAAAAAAGGGACGCTCTTGTGATATGCTGCGCGTGCTCATCATACTGCCTCTTTTGATCTCCTGCAACAACACAGCGCTCACACGTGTCTGCCCTTCTGACTGCTACACCTTCAATCATGGTGAGGCAGGTGTTGGCGTTTGCAAGGCAGGCGATCCAATTTACAGCGACGATGACACTTGCACACTGCTTGAGTGTGTTGGTGACGTTGGCCCGTCAGAGATTTACGAGCACAGCTGTGATGGTTTAGACAATGACTGTGATGGTGTTGTTGATGGGCCTTTTGAGGTTTATCGATCACCAGAGCAAATAAGAGCGCAGGGTCTGTGCCTCACCGATGGGGTTTGTAAGTGGGCAAGCGTGAGCTGCAACGGCGCTGATGGTTTTGCTTGCCACTATCCGCAAACCCACGAGACAACAGAAACACGCTGCGATGGTTTAGACAATGACTGTGATGGGGAGGTGGATGATGTTGACTCTGTGCTCAGGGGTGAAGACGGATCTTTTATCCCATGTTACGATCACCCACACGCACCCCCTGAAAGCGTGCTTTATGGCGAGTGTTCTTATGGTGTTCTGCTTTGTCTTGAGGGTGATCCCTTTTGCACATCGCAGGGGCCAAAAGTTGAAAAGGCGTGCACTGGCTTAGATGAGGACTGTGATGGTCTTGTTGATGAAGGTGCAACGATTCAGGAAAAAGTGCAGATGGTGCTGATCAGGGACATCAGCGGATCTGCTGGTCAATACCTTGGGACGATTGAAAGCGCTCTGCAACAATACGTTGCTCAGTTTAGCTCACCCCTATACGAGTTTGCACTTGTTCACGTAAGCGGAACATCACCAGAAAACACTGTCAGCGTTGAGCTTGACTTTGGCCCATACACTGACTTGCTTGCGGCGCTTAGCGCACAGGACTATGGATCCTTTGAGGGCACACTTGATGCTGTGCAGCTATCCTGTGATGGTGGTCTTGGCCTTAACTGGTCAGAGGGATCAAAGAAGCTGCTCGTCATGTTTGCAGATGAGCCACCACAGTCCTACACGCAGCCAGCCTGCACTGAGGTGAGCGCTGCAGATGCTTGCGTTGCCATTGATGCGCCTGTTTTTGTGTTTAGCCCTTCATACCATTACGATCAGATCTGCTCAGATACTGGCGGCACCTGTTACGATCTAAATAACAGCACGTATATGATGCAGCAGAACTTAAATGATGTTTTAAGCTCATTTCAATGCCCTATCTGATCAAAAAAGGTCGGGTCTTTGTGCAAATAAGGCCTAGTTTCAGTCAACAAAGCAATCATCCAGCTGCTCAGTGCTTACGATGACAGCCTCAACGCCCTGCTCACAGCTTTGAGTTTCCTGCCCGTATCGCCTTGCGTAGCAACGCACATACCCACACGATCTGTGATGATCACCACACTCAGAATATGCAGATCGCTCACGCGCCTCATATTCACCGCGCATCTGTTCTGCGCATGTGTCTGTGCATTCATCAACGTCCACATCTCTGATCATGGTCTTGACCCTGCAGCCATCATCAGGGCACTCAAGCTCTAGCTCACAAGCCCTGATCTGCCAGCACCGATCAGCGCATACGGTCTGATCTGCCACCGTGCGGAACGGGCCACACGAGATGACGATCAGAGGCAAAGCAAAAAAGAGGGATCTTCTATCTATGCTCTGGCAGAACAAACTTCACCCCTAATCGAGAAAATAAACTCTCTTCTGAATCAAAATGCTCAACGCGCCTGTCTGCTGGGTGCGCGTATCGGTTAATACACAGGTGGTGCTGGTTCAGCAGCCAGCCCTGCCGCCGCGCAGCGCAGGCCATTTTGATGTTAAACTGAGCCGATCCCGTTCTAAACCACAGCTTGTTAATGAAAGACTCAGGCGTGCTGAGCCAGATCTCAAGCTCTGTCCTGCCCTCACCTTCAGTCACCTCATTAGAGAGTACACAGCTGAGCTTGTCCCCTGTGTACGTCATCCCCATTGGCACAGCGTGCGCGACTAGATCTTTGAGGTGCAGCTCAGTCTTTGGCACCATAATCACATCAAGATCGCCTATGGTGCCCTTGCCGCGCCGATATGACCCAGCACGTGCAAAGCGCTGCGCGTATTGCATGAGCCAAGGCTCTACCCTGTCAAGGATTCTGTGCGCACAGTCCCAGCTGATGCGGTTCCCGTTAGTCTTTGCGCCGCTCATTGCGTCACCTCCTCAGCTGCTGTATATATGTGCTCATCAACATGTCTCCATGCTGCAGCGTGCTCCTCAATGAATGTTGTAGCGCAGTTGCCGCAGGCTGTGTCATCATAGATGATGCCGAATGCTGCAGTGAGAATGCCCTCAGCCACAGCTTCACCGCTCATGCTTTTGCAGTGTTCTGCCATATAGAGCCTGATCAAGGCCTTTACATCCTTAAAAACCTTGTCAGATTCCATGTCCGGCTTGTAGGCGGCACGAAGGTCAAAAGCCCTCTTAATTTCTGAAATCTTACTTTCTGCAACGTTTGCGCTCATAAGTTCCCCCTTTTTTGTGCCAAGCTGCCCCAGTTAAGTTTTGCCCCTTAACCCGATGACTCACCATCAGTGAGCAGCTTGGCATTTCATCTATCATAAGCGCTTTTGTGGTTTTGTGTCAAGACAGGAGCGCTTTTGTGTTGTTGCAAATGACCACATAAAGACCAAAGATGATCACTTTCGAGTGTACGGGAATGCACGAGAATGCAAGAGGCTGCAGATCTCAGATCAAAAAAGATCAGTCTTTTTCTGGGTTCCTGTCCGATCCAGCTGTTTTTTTAAAAACATTTAAAACTGGCCCTCTAAGAGCTTGGAGTTTTCTGCAACCCCTTGCAAGGTGCTAAATTAAAAGAGCTTTTAGGCGCTGTCTGAGGCCAGTGACCGCATAGTGACCACACCGTTGCTCTTATAGTCCAGCAGGTTGATGATCTCACTGTGGCGCTGTGGAGTCAAGTGAACGTACTTTAAAACCATATTTATGGATGAGTGCCCCAGAAGGCCCTGCAGGCTCTTGAGATCGCATCCGCGCACGATCAGCGTGCTTGCAAATGTGTGCCGCAGAATGTGCCAGCCTCGTACCTTTGGCAGGCCTGCAATTTTTCCAAGAGCTTGGATCTGGAAAAGCAGCGTGCGATATGGAATGATCGATCCGTCTATGTCGGGAAACACCAGCCTTGATCTCAGATGCCTGTGATCCCTTAATGCAATAGCAAGATCATCGCTCAAGGGGATCGTTCTGCACCTGCCTGACTTCGTGCTCTGGATCTCATTCTTCCATGCGCCGCGCCGCACGCGCACAAACCGCTGACGCAGATCAACATCCTGCCAACACAGCGATCGAAGCTCACCGATCCTCATGCCCGTGTGCAGACCACACAGGATCATCGTTTTGAGCTGACCCTCTGCAGCATCAAGCAGCTGCAGCGCTTCGTTTGGTTCAAGGAACTCAACATCGTGCTCTGGCTCTTTAAGCGGTTTGATCTGTGGCACTGCTCTTAAATCACCCCAGAGGTGCGCAAGTCGCAAGAACTTCATCACCACCATCGTCACCATATTTGCCGTCTTAGCTGCCCTGCCCTTTTTAATGATTGCAGAGCGCAGCTTTTCAATGTCCCTGACCCCGATATCATCCAGCAGCAGGTGCCCGATTGCAGGCAGGATGTGCACACGCAGCGCTTGTTTGTAGCTTTTTTGGGTGCCTTGTTTCAAGTTTGAGACATTGATCTCAAGCACACGCTCAGCGTGCTCTGCAAACGTCAAACGCTGTGCAGCATCAAGACCCTCACTGAGGTGGTGCTCAAGCTCACGCTCAAGTGCACGGGCAGCTTTTAAAGTGTTGGCTGCTGGTTTTTTCCTTAATCTTTTGCGCCTGCCGCCACTCAGCGGCGTGTAAGACACGTCAACAATATATTGACCAGACTCTTTGCGAACTGCCATTTAAACCCCCCTTAACAGCGGGATCGGACTGTGTAGATCTATTGATCGTCGTTCGATCTGTCAACCTGATTGAGCCGATCATCAGCCATTTTTTGAACCACATCGCGCCCAAGCACAGAGATCAGGATCACCATGCCTATAGCGTGAGCTGCCCAGCCGATCATGGCCAGCAGCCAGAACGGCAGTATGATTGGCAGCACACCGATGATTGCAAGCCTTGTGCTCAACGGCAGATCTTCAGGCTTCATCAATGAAACTCCTGCACCAACTCAGCAAAGACATCAGCCAGCTGCTTGTTGATCTCGTCAACCCTCGACTCATGGATCCAACACACATCAGGGGTTGATCGGATCAGGATGTGGGATCCCCGCGCGCCTGATAGGGTGAAGCCCACACTTGTGATCTGAACTTTGCCGTCTTTCGTTTTAAACGGTGGCTCTTCAAATTCAGCCTCATACATCGACAACCCCCTCACCAAAAGCATCGAACAAGCAGCGCTTTAGGCTGGCCCTTTTGGGCTGTTTGCTCTGCCAGTGTTCCCGATCGCTGAATGCTTTAACTTTGTAGTCTTGATCGTTAGGATTGTTGTGCCGCAAGATCCAGCCATTGCTTATACGCTCGATCATGATCATCGTGTTTTCTTTCATGTCTCACCCCCAAAGACCTCAAGCTCAATCGCCTCAGCGATTACGCCGATTGTCTCAGCGTCTGGCGCTGTCTTTGCTGATTTGATAAATGCAGCATAGGCATCGTTATCAAGCGCAGAGCGTGCGCCTGCAAAAAATGCAGATTCAACGAGGTTTAAGTCTCTGCAGTCATAGCAACAAAAGTCCCCCTTAAACGTGATCATGCTTTTTGCCTTTCGTGATCATGCTTTTTGCCTTCTTGTTCAAATGCGTCAGCAAGTTTAAACGCTGCACGCGCAAACCATTGTGGATCGATCCTGCCTGTTTCTGCGTCAACCAGATCTTCACGCACCGCTAAGGCGTGTAGGCACACAAGTGCGATTTCTCTTCTACTGCTCATTTAAAAACCTTCTTATTGATGCGCCTCTAAAGCGGATCAACCGTCCTGCGCGGAATGGTTCAGGAAGTTGTTTTTCTTCGATCATGTGCCGAACAGTTGCAGGGTGCACGGCGAGAAGCTCCGCTACTTCCTTAACCGTATAGACAGCAGGCTCTACTGTCGCTTCATCAAACTCAATATCAATCATCGCCAAGCTCTGCGATCAAGGGTGTCTGATCCGTAAAGCAGTCGTCAACGATGTGCTGCGCGATTGCCAGCGCAACCGTGATCGGGATCACTATGTCACTGTTGCCGTTGTATTCTGCCGTGAGAGTTTTCTTGACAAAGTACTCAGCAGCGTTCTCAAAGCTAACCGTGTTCATGCTGCAGCCCTCGCGTTGATTGGCTCCCCAGTGCCAGCTTTGACATCTGGCCCGTACACACAGACAGCTGATCCAAAAGGCGCAGGTGATTCGGCTCCTTTAAAGCGCAGCCTACCCTGCACAAAGTGGATGCGTGCGTGCGGGATCACGTGCGTGTGCCACCATTTTGCTGATGTCGCTGCTGGGATAAGAAGGGCTGAAAAGGTGCCATTGACAGAGGCCTCTGAGGCTGCTTTTGCTGTCCACAGTTCAAGCTGTCCACGCGCATAGGGTGGATTACACCAGACCCGTCTGCCCTTCCACGTGTTTCTGAGGCCTGAGTTTCTTCTTGAAAAGTATTGAGCACATTTCTTGTTTTTAGCTGTGGCAGCAGCATCAAGATCAAAAGGCCCATATAAAGAGTCAACCAGATTATAAAAAACATCAGGAGTGCCCCAGTCTTGTTTTGAAGTTGTTGATATAGGAATCATGACGCAACATCTTTGATGAGCCGCTTGTCGTATTCTCGTGCGCGTTCAATGGCTTGCTCTTTTGTCTTACCGTAGATTTTGTGGTGGTGATCTTGACCGTTAACGCGCAGCTCTACAACATGCAGATCGCGCCAGCTTGCCTTGTAGGCATGGTATTGATCACCAGTTCGCTGCCTTGCGCTAACGAAGGCCTTGCCGTAATCTGAAACACCACCAAGCTCAGTCCAGACTGCCCTGTTATTTGCCATCAGGCACACACCGAGATCATTTGTCATCTGAACGGAGCCAACAAAATAAGAGTCCTTGTGTCTGTATGCTGCAGGGCTTGCGCTGTTTGCCAGCACCACAGGATCAAGCACGTCAGACGGATCTGGCGCAAGGAACACAGGCAGCTGGCCAAAGCCGCGCCAGCTCGTCATGGTGTAAGTGTGCGCTTGATTCAAAACGCTTTCAAAGTTTTTGCGCATTGCCTTTGGGGTCTTAAACTCAAGCCCGAAAGAAAAAGAGCTGTCACCGTAGAGCGTGCAAATTGCATCAATGCGCTGAGTGTTTGCTGGATGCGCAACGCCATACATCTCTGTTTCAATCTGAAAGTGCGCACCGAGCCGAGCGCTCACAAACGCTGCAACATCGCGCTCACTTGGATCATCATCTAGGAATGCTTGCCATGTTTGTCTAAGATAGTCTTTCATTTTTGCACCTTCTCAAGTTGCCCGTCTTTCAGGTTGTAGGATCCTTGCGGCAGATCGTTGATGCCCTTTAGCGATTCTGTTGCAATGCGCTTCTGGATCGCTGTTGCTTCTGCAAGCTTTGCAAAGACCTTGGCGGCATTCTTTTCTAGGTTTCTATAAATCATGTATGTGCTGACATAGCGGATAGCCTCAACGATGAGCACCGCAATGATGCCGCCGACAAGAAAAGCAAGCACGGGCTTGATCTCTCCAGCGGCCAAATCATAATTATATTTAATATATTCAAGCATTTTTGTCATGTCTCCCCCAAGGATTGATCAGTTGCGTTCTGCGCTGATGTGTTGGTGGTTCGCCTTTAGTCATGCAGACTGCAGTGCCTAGATAGTGCGGGTAGGACTTAACCAGTCGCTTGGCTGCAGACTCTGATTTTGTTGTTGTTAGTACCTCAGGATCAGCATCATGGTACTGCCTGTAAATTGTATAGGTCGGTTTATGTCTCTCCAGCATTGGGGCCTGCTTCTTTCTTTAGGGTGTTTAGGTCTTCGGGCGAATAGCCATGATCGCTTGCATATTTTGCCAGCGATTGCGCGGGGCACTTCAAGGCTGAGCCTTTGTGTGAGAGCATGTGTGCTGCGCGGTCAACGATGCAGTCATGGCTGCAGAATGTGGTGGTGCCTAAGGCATCAACAACATCAGCCAAGTTCGCAGCGTGATCACTCATGCTCTTGCCTCATTTCTGAGAAGACCCTCAGAGATAAACTTGATAAAGAGATCGTGTGCGCTCGTTTTGAATGGGGTTTCCTCAAGCTCTTTCAAGTATTCATCAACGCGCACCGCTGTGCCCTCAGGCACTTCAAGTGTGATCACGTGTGTCTTTTTCTTTTGCATGTGTGTGGCCTTTCTTATATTGAGGGCAGATCTCGATCCTTGACAGTTGAGATCTGCCCCCGCACTGCTGACGAAAGTGAAAAGTCAGCAGCGTTATTGCTTTAAATTTACAGGTTGTTTGTACTGATCAGGTTCCCGCCAAGCACATCACCAACAAGTTGAGACACACCAGCGCTCTGATTGAACGCTGCGATCTGTGGCCCGTAGAGGTTTTCCAAGGCTTCACCAAGAGCAACATCATTGATCATGTCTGCGTGTTGACCGAGCAGATCACCCTCTAGCATTGCAGTCAAGGTGCCCTCGCCATTGTCCTCACTCAGGATATCAATTGACCAAGTGGGCTTGCGCACATCAGCAGGGTTGGGGGTTTTCGTGATGCTTAGAACATATCTATTCTTTTGAAATTTAACCGCACTTTGATCGCGCAGGATCCCCCAGAACATTTTACCCTGCTCAACAATCTGCAGCTGGCCATCTGTGTTTAGAAAGTGGCGTGCGTACATGTCACGCGCATCAAAGCCAAGCCTCGCAGCACCGTCCTTGCTGCACTTAACGCTTTTGTTTTGTTGTGCGTCCCAATATTGCGCAAATTTGTAGACTGGCCCGACAAAAGACCCTGTGATTGTTGGCGTGTTGTTAAAATTAACAAAGCCGCCTGACTCTTTTTGATTAAGAACCTCATTAAATTGATCATCATTTAATATCATTTTATTTTTATCCTTTATATTAAGTGTATTTGACCCTAAAAGGTCTTGTTAAGGTTTTAGCTGTGGTCGTGTGTTTCGTGATCGTGGACTGATCAGCACCAAGCTCAAGAGCGATCTGCTGCCAGTCTGTTTTGACTCTTGGCTTGCTGGTCTTATATGAGATCTCAAAGTTGTCACCCTTTAGCTTTTCAGCGTCTGCCATCAGCACCTTGAGCTGCATCTTGAGCGCTTCAGCCTCTTTCTCAGCCTCGCTCATGCGCTCTGCTGCGCGGCGATACTGGATCACCAGCTCGCTGGCCTCTTGTGTTGCCTCAACTGCCTTAGCTGGTTCTGATCGCGTTTGGTCTGTCAGAAACTTCCAAGCCCGTGACGCATCTGGGTCAGGCATCACACCCTGATCTATATAGGTTTCAAAAAATGTGTCTATCGCGTGCAAGATCGATTCTTTGACGATTGGGCACGCCTCGATTTTGTATACATAGAGAGGCTCTCCCGGAATCCAGCCGACTAGATATCCGTACGGTGCATCATGCGCTATGATATGCGCATGGGTTTGCACTTGGTAGCCGATTGGCCCACCACGCTCCCACACGCCTTTTTTGCTGGGGTTTGTTTTTTTGTACTCGACAGGTATCGCTGTGTTTTCACCATCATCACAGAGTCTGTCTGTGTTGTCTGCCCAGCGCTCGTTGACCACCACAGGATCGCACGGTGTCACCGTCCAACCAAGATGCCGTGTGCATAGGTCATCAAGCAGAAACTCTGCAGCGTGACCCTCATGCGTTGCAATGTTGCCGTTAAATGTTGGCCCAATGCCCAGCAGCCGCGCAGCTTGATCTGCTGGAGTGCTGTGATCGTCCAGCTCCATGACTGCCGCGAGGCCAGAGCTGCCCAGCCGATTGGCCCTCAGCTCTTGCTCGATGGCGCTCAGGTTATGAGGCGTTTTGTCATAATGTACGGGTATGCGTGTCGGCTGCTGTTGGGGCAAGCTCATCTTAGATCACCCCATACACGAGAGCGGCGAGAAAAAGCGCAGCGCAGAACGATATGAGCTTGAGCGCTCTTTCTTCTCTTTTCATCTTTGATCCAAAAAGATAGCGGTTTGCTGCCATCTGGCCCTTTAGTGTTTGTCTGTGTGGCATGTTTCCCCCCATGTACGTCTGTGTATGTTAATCATCTACGCTATTGAGCAGCGCTTTGCAAGCATTATCTAGCATATTGATCCGCAGTTGTCATTTTTTCTGCAATTGTGTACACAAAAAAGTACATTTTAGGAATTCTAGATACGATCAGTCTTGTCAATAGCGCTGAGATTGTGGCAATATAGCGCAATGGGGTTGCTACTACCAAAGATTTTCAGTGAGGGTGATCCTGAATTTTTGCCGTCAAGATGGGATGGGATCAATCACCGCCTTGAGCAGATTGATGGCTGCATTCTGCTGCAGCTCGACACGCCGCTGTATGCTGATATAAAGTGGCGCAATGATTTCACTGCTCAGCTGCATATGCTCAATCCAAACGGCAGCAAGCCGCTGATCGTGGACACATATAACGTGCATGGATATAGTAAAGAGCTGCTGGCCTTCGTTAAATTGGTGGCTGGTGAGCCAATACAATTCATCCCTCAGATCCCGTCGATCGCCTTTGTCATTAGAGGCACCGCAAAACGCATGCTGATCAATCCCATTGTTGATCTCATCCGCAAGCCCGTGCCTGTGAAGGTCTGCAGATCGGTGGAAGCTGCAGCTAAGTGGAGTCAGTCACAGATCGTGCGCAGGCCGATCAGATCGCTGGACTGGTGCACGTGTGATCATGATGATGCCCAGCACGTCACGCACTCACGATCAAAAACGCCCCGCAGGATCGTGCCGCAGGACATGATCGATCTTTTGGATCAGCTGCGCAGAAATGCGATCGTTGAAGAGCGCAAAGTCAGCCTTGTGCATGACATCACTGGTACGATCATCACTCAAGAAGTTGTAGATTATTCTTACGAGATTCTGGATCTGTGCTTTCTGCTGAGTGTAGCTATCTTGGTCAAGGATCCTGAGGATGAGCCGCACGCACTGGCCTTGTATGCTGCGCTGCGGGACATTTTGCCCTGTGGCGTTTTCTTTAATAAAAACGAGGCTTTATCATTCTGTGAAGAGGTTGAGAGCAGGTTTTTAAGCGAAGAGGTTGACAGTCAAAAGCCTCTGACATCCAGATAAGTGCACTATTTCAAAGAATTTTTTCTTATTCTACGGCGGATCATAACGTAGGCACCCCAGTCAAAGGGGCTGGGTGACTCATCAGGGTTGAACCAAGGGATCGCCTCAAGCTCACGCTGCTCATCCTTGCTGATCGTAAGACCACGCGCAACCTCTGACTCAAGAAAAACCTTAAGACTTTTAGTGATATAGCCGCGATCAAGCGCTGGCTTTCCGTTTCTTAAGTTGACCCCAAGCGCAGCCTCAAGTGCTTGGATCGTGTCTAGCCTTGGTCGCTTGCGTCTGCCCGACTCAAGACCAGAGATCGCTGATGGTGCAACTGTGTGCCCGATCTCTGCAGTCTTCATGCTAAGCTGGAACTGAGTCAGGCCCTGCGCAAGTCGTGCCGCAAGCAAGCGCTCACCAAAATGTGCACCAAAATCCGGCGCATGATCATTGTGTCCGTTTTTCATATGTCCCTATTTTATGCGCTTTTGCGGAGATTGTCTATATTGTGCCTAATGTTTTTGAGCTGCTCGAAAGAATTAATCCTTGCATTTTCGCTCTTGATCGCGTAGCACAAAAGTGCAGCACACAAGTGCCGAAACATGCCACACTGCCACACAACAGAGGACATAAAAGTGCGCAAAAACGCCCCGCTTTCTTGGATCAAAATTGACGTATTGATCAGACAAAACCCTAAAACACGCAAATTTAGCCAAATGCTTGGCGCAGATCGCAGGATCGGCTGGGCTTACTTCGCAAACCTGCTGCTTTGGGCTGGCGTATATGCGGCAGAGGGTAATTTATCTGACATTTGTGACGATGAGCTTGCAGAGATCTGCGGCTGGTCAGGTGATGCCGCAGCGCTTAAAGATGCGCTGCTTTCATCTGGCCTACTGGAGTCAGCTGGGCCTGATCTGGTCATCCATGGCTGGCTGGATATGGTCGGATCACTGCTCAAGAGGCGTGGAGGTGGCGAAAAGAGGCCAGAAGAGACAGAAACTGAGGAAAGAACTGGAAATTCGGCACTTAAGGGGTTGGAGAACGCTGGGGAGCTGGAAACAACTGGAAATAAAACCCCTAGCGAAAACGCCTCTTTAAAAAACCCCGTTAACAACCTGTTAACAACTTGTCAACAACCTGTCACCCCTAGAGTAAGAGTAAGAGTAAGAGAACTATACAATAAGGCGCTGGTGGTCTATGGGCACTGGGCCACATATCACCCAAAGGCCAAGGCAGATCCCCCCGATAGTGTTTTAAAGAAGTGCGTTGCGCATTTGGCTGAGCCTCGCGCAGACGGCACCCGCCTCACCGTGGCTGACCTGTGCGCTGTTGTCGATGCGTACCATGCAGACCCGTGGCACCGTGAACCCAGCAGATCGGGGCTGCTTAACAATTTTCCGTATTTTTTCGGGGTCACCAGCAAAGGCGCTTGTCGTGTTGATCTAGGCCTTGGATGGGCAGAGGCCAAGCGCAAAAAAGAAAAGCCACAGCCCTCTGCGCAAGATGTTGAGGCTGTTGAGATTGCACAGGCCTCTGCTGATTGTGGGCTGATTTTGAGCGCAACCGAGCTGAACGAATTACAGAAAAAGAAAATCAAAAAACAAACGTGGATCGATGCTCTTACGAATATGCCACTGAGCGATCGAGTGTTCAGGAGGGTGTTGCAATGTCTATGATCAATCATGATGCAGAACGTGCGCTTTTAGGGGGTCTGATGGCTGACGCTGCAGCGCACCCTGAAGTTTTTGACACGATAGGATCCGAGCACTTTCATAAGCCAAGCCACTCAAGGATCTATGACGCGATCCGCAAGCTCTATGATGCCCATGAGCCTGTTGACTCGATCACAGTGTCAAACACTTTGAGCAGTGAGCAGGCCAAGCACGTGACGCATGACATTGATGCTGCTTGCTATTCCAGCGTTAACCTTGACCACTACGCGCAGATCGTGGCAGAGGCCAGCCAGCGCAGGCAGCTGGTTGACACGTGCAGGCAATTCACTGAGCTGGAGGGTGACAGGCCTGTTGATGATCTTATTGATGAGGCCGTTGGCCAGCTCACGCAAATTGCAGACACAACAAAAGCAAAGCTGCAGGGCTGCAATGAACTGGTCAAGTCAGTGCTTGGCGATATTGAGAAGCGTGCACAGGGTCAGATCTCAGTGGGTCACAAGACAGGGTTCATTGATCTCGACAGGATGATCGGAGGGCTTGCAGATGGCGCTCTCTATATTCTTGGGGGCAGGCCAAGCATGGGCAAAAGCGCCTTAGGCTTAAGCATCGGCTTGAATGTCTCACGCATCAGCCAGCTGCCTGTGATGGTGTTCAGTCTGGAGATGACAAGTGAGTCACTCGTCGAGCGATTGATTGCAGCAGAGGCACGTGTTGAGCTTTCACAAATCAGAACGGGTCAGCTCAGCAGTGAGCAGTGGAGTCGCATGGCTGCAGCTGCGTCATCTGTGGCAGAGCTTCCGCTGTCGTTTGATGACGCAAGTGCTGTGTCCACTGCAGAGATCAGGCGTAAGGCCAGACGGCTGAAGCATGAGCAAGGGGGCTTGGGGCTGATCGTGATCGACTATTTGCAGCTGATGACGGGCAAAAGCAAAGAGCGTGAGCGTGAGATTGCAGAGATCTCCAGAGAACTTAAGCGCATAGCCAAGGATCTTGAATGCCCTGTGCTGTGCTTGGCTCAGCTCAACAGAGGTGTTGAGTCGCGTGATGACAAGAGGCCAAGGCTTAGCGATCTGCGTGAGTCTGGTGCCATTGAGCAAGACGCAGACGTGTGTGCATTTGTTTACAGGGACTCGTACTATAACGAGCAAGCAGAGCCGATCAATACATGGGGTGGTTTCAATAGTGCAGTCACTGGTGGCGTGCAAAAAGAAGACGTTGAGCTGCTCATCAGGAAGAATCGCGCAGGCAGAACGGGCACAGTCAATCTTAATTGGCTTGGTGCCTACACACGTTTTGAAAATGTTTAACCACAGACATGAAAACAATCAGAGACACTGGGGGGCTGTTATGCCAGATCAAGATGAGATTCTAAAGACAAGAGTGTTAGGCATCGTTGACGAGCTTGCTGACTTTAAAGAGCGCTTGACTGATAAAGAAGAGAGCAACAGGCTACAGGCCGCTTGGCTTGAGCGTCAGGTCTGTTTGACGGAAGAGCTGCTTAAGTATCTTGACTTTGTTGATGACCACGTTGGACATCATACTTTTTCACAGGATGAACTCAAGACAGTTGAGACACTTGAAAAGCTGGCTTTCATCTTAGTGCAGAGGCACCGCGCATGAGTGACAAGAGGCGCTTTGTAGCTATGCAGCTTGATGATGATCTGTTCTGGCAGGTTGAAAGTGCGCGTGACTTGCTTGCTAAGCGCACGGGCATCGCCGTGAGCAGGGTGATGACAATTGAGCTGCTGGTCAGAAGAGGCCTAAGATTCTTAGACGCAGAGGTTACAGATGAAGCACTCTGAAGCATGGAAGGCGCTTGAGCGATTGGCTGCAAAAGAGCTTGGTGGCACGCGCATAACAAGAGGGCACAACTTTGCAGTCTCTGAGCCGGATGTATACATAGCAGACTTTGAGCACCTAAAGGTGGACTGCAAGCGGCGCAAGCAAAGCTTTACGCACCACACCATGCTGCAAGGGATCAAGGACAAATACTGTGTCAGCCATGACGATGTGCCCGTACTCATCACTCGCAATCATGGTGAGCGTGGCGCAGTCATGAGCCTATACCTTAAAGATGGTGGTGCATTGCTTAACAACATTAGAACACTAACAAAGATCCTTGACGGAATTGAAAAGCATGACGTGGCTCATGTACCTGCAAAGGGACTCAAAGAGGGACGATGATCAGATCATCAAGCTTGGCACGATTAGGTGTGACAGCTATCATGACGCTATGGCAGAAGCGCACAGGCTTGCAGGTGATCGCAGCCTGCACGGTGCTGCTGTGTGCGTTGCTCCTGCACACTACCAGCTGCCAACACCGAGAGCGCGAAGGGCTGCGCTAGAAGCTGCAGCAAATAAGCAGGACAAATCAAAATCAAATGGCAATGGTGAGACAAGCGACTCAGACAGGCTAAGAGCGCTCAACATCTATCGGGTGCTTGTCGAAGAAGAAGCGAAGCGAAACAAAAGAAAAAAGGACAATTAATATATTTAATGTAATGTCTACGAGCGCGGCACCACACGGGCACCCCCTAAAATTATAAGCGCTGCGCCAAATTTGAT